CGACCCTCAACATCTCTTGCAACGTTCTCGAGATTGTCTTTGTCGTATGCCGTCATGGGGAGAAGACGTTTCACGAGGAACGGATCCCCGCTGAATCGTTGCTCTTCGAATTTTTCTTTTTGGTCTTGCTTGAGGAATTGACGGATGTTCTCCGCTATGATTTCTCGCTCTGTTGTGGTATAACTCATTCTGTTTCGTTTATTAGTTTCTGAAGCTCGGAGAGCATTCGACGGTTGCACGAGGAACATTGGCTCGCTTGGGTGTTGGTTCCCGTCACCTTCGAATACAGCTGCGCGAGCTGTCCGTTTGTTCTGAATTGGTTGTCTGTTTTTAGAAAGGTCTTGATTGCGTCGATGTCTGCTTGTTTGATAACTGCCTCCCATTTACCGAGAGGACACGCGGCAACCTTGAGCCGTGTCTTGGTGGGCATATGGCATCCGCACAACTCCGAGTCGGTGAAGGCTTCTGTCACGAGGTCTCCGCAACTCTTCGTCGATTCAACGAAGTGCTCGCACCCTTTGCAGATATTAAGTCGGTCAGTCCTCTTTTGTGCCGTTACGAAGAACATCTTTCAGGATTTTTCGGGTGATGTGTAGTGAGCGATAAAGGGTCGATTCTCCAACGCCAGACCTTCGAGATACGTCAGCCATGTTCCACCCTTGCAGGTATAGAGAGAAGATAGTTCGATCGAACCAGGTAAGGCGGTCGAGGATGAGTTGCATTTGCTCTCGTTGGATGGCTTTTGTCCAGTCGCTTTCGAAGGCTTGTTCTTTGGGGTCTGCATCGGTTACGTGATATAAATCTTTGAATTTTCCTCTTGTGGCTTCGGTGTACATCGCTTTCACAAAGTACCCGAGTGGGTTCTCATTGTCTCCCTCGGGAAAGCGTTTATCGACACATCGAAGATAGGTGTGGTGTACAAGGTCGGAAGGGCTGTCCGTCCATCGTCGAGCGATGCGAACAAGTTTTGAATAATGCTTCGTGAGAAACTCATTCCAACCCTTTCGACTTCCTGAGTTCATCGACTTTCTTCTTGTATATTTTGCAAAGGTCTTCCAATTCGTGAACGCTGAATCGCTTCGTTTCGTTGCTCAAGCGAACAAGCCGATCCGCTGTCCCTTCTCCGTGTAGTTCGTCGAGGCGTTTGGCGAATTCGTATTGTGCGCCCCCTTCGAATCCGTTGCAAGCCTTGCATTGAAATTGAACATTGAGTTCATCGAATCGCGTGGGCATCTTTTGCCGCACCATGAAATGACCAGCGTCTGCGCTTTTGTAATGACGTAAGCGACCGCAAGTGAAGCACTCTCCCCACCCTTCATCGTTGACCGCACGCAGCCGGATGAACTGGGAGAATATCTTGTCGAGCTTCGTCTTTGCTTTGCTTATACTCATCGATTAAATATTACAGAGCTTTAGAATTTACCTTTGGATTTACAATCTTTATTTGAATGTCAAAATCCACACATAAATGCCCGCTTTCCGATTCATAATCATCACCTCGAATCCAACTAAATGAAGGGCATTCTGTATTTTCGTTTCTTAATTGTTGGATGAGGTCTTCCATCCATTGGATGAGATCTTCTTTTTCAATGTCGGTGTCGTGGCTCATTTTATTTGTTTTTTGGTTCTGTTTCGTTTTTACCCGGTATCAAGAAGGGATTGTTCTTCATGCGCCATTCAAGCTTGGCTTGTTCAGGATCGTACTCAGGGATGTTCGTTGGGTCTTCCGCTCCTCGAGTTATGGTCTTGTGTTGTTGCTCAAGGATAGAGGCTCGTTCTTCTTCGTGCTTGATGATGCAGTCGCGGAACTCCTGTATCTTCAAACGCTCGTAAAAATTGCCGTAATATCCTTGTTTCATCCTCTCGCAAATTAAGCGAAGTTCCTCCAGTTTCAAAACCGGGAACACCTCGAAGATGGTTTCTGCGCAAAGTGCCATATCCTCAAATGAGTGAAGCGTCTTCTTTGCGTCGATGAATTCAACCGTCTTGTTGATCATCGTCACGACTGCCGCCCGCGTCTCTTCGGGGTGGTGTCGAAGGCTGGTGAGGATGTTTGTTCCCGCCCAGGCTTCTTCGTTGGTGGGTTTATAAATGCCCGTGCTTGAGATATGCTGTAAGCTGGTCTTTGCTTGGTTGCTTTGCAGCTGCTGTTTTGTTTGTTGTAAATTCATTGCTTCGTTTTATCCAATTTCGAGCGGCAGCATTCCAATTCTTCATCTTGTTTCTGCCTGCTCTCCATCCGTTTGATTCGTAGTAATTCCAAAATTTCTCGCCTTCGTCGCGAGATGATCCCGCAAGTTCGAATGATTCCATCACTTCTTCCAAACTTGGTTCTTGAAAACGTACTCTCTTCACTAACTCTTTACTCTTATCTTTACTCTTCTCTATACTATGCGCAACTGTAGTTGCTTCTTTTGCAACAGTAGTTGCAACTTTTGCAACGATAGTTGCTTCTTCTTGCAACGATTGTTGCTTGTTCCTATCGTTGCTTGTTCCAATAGTTGCTTCTACGAGGACGGTCATCTTCCTTCGGTGACCATACCCTTCGCATTTGATGTACTCGGTTTCGCAAAGGTCTTTGCGCATCTTACGGATGTACTGAGAAGAGACCCCAAGAGACTCAGCGAGGAACTCATCTCCCGCCCAACACGATCCGTCTTTGTGACTGAGCGCGTGAATTTTAGAGAGGAGAATTCTTTGCATGGGAGAGAGGTCGTCCAACAACCAAATCTCCTGGGGTATCCATATTCCGTTCATTTCGCCAAAGTTAATGATGAAATTAATTTCATTCCATCCCTTCTCTTTCGCATAATAAAACCTCTTCGACGATCTCCGCGTATGTCGCTCCGCACGTTTCCGATATCTCCGGGAGGTGCTTGAGGATATTGCGCGGCATCCGCCCGCACCAATTGCGAACGGTGTTGGGTGTTACGTCCAGAGTTTGAGCCGCGTTGTGAGTCGAGCCATAGTTCCGGATCAAGAACAATTTAATATTATTCATACCGCGTTACTTTTACCAATCCCCAAAACAACGAGCGTGATACCTTCACTCGCTTATTTAGAGGGGTCGTCTTTGGCTTATCTTTCTTTTTCGGTACCCGAGGTGCATCAAAGAGCGTTGAGCCTCTTAAAATGTAGCGGGTGCCGTTATATCGATAGTCCTTCTTGATTGCTTGCCAGTGATTGGACATTGACTTCGTGTTCCGTCCCGGAATTGTTTCCATGTTTCGCCATTGAACCTGACCCGTTGACCCGAGGTGTTCGTTGATCATCTTAATGAGCAAGCGTTCCTCCGCTGCTGTATATAACTTACTCTTCATAGCTTGGAGATAAGGGTTGCACGGATGGACAAAAGGAACTCAGCCGCTTCGAGAATCTTCTCGGGGTCGCTCTCTTCCTTGAGTGCTAGACCGATTGCCCAACTTGCGTCGATAATCTTTTGAACGTCCGGGTTGTTCGCCTTGGATTGATTCGGGGTGAATCCCGGCTTCGTGAGTTTCATTCGGTCTCCCCACTTCGAGGGAGTGACTTCGAACTCTACTTCGTCTCCAACGCTCCAGCGGTCTTGGCTCTTTGCCGATACCTCTCCGCTGTCTCCGGATTCGAGTTGGATTTCGAACTTGTACATCAAGCCGTTTTGGCTGTCATAGGTGCCATTCGGTTGAATGGTCTTGATTTTAGATTGTCCCATTTTCTTTGGTTTTAGGGATTTATTTCGTCCGCGCTCTGCGGATGGATTCTTTTAATTGAGAGATGAGGCGATCGAATTCCGCGTCTTCATCTCGGAGGTTTTGGGCGAAGTCGTTGTAATCCTTCGCGGGGTTTACGTTTACGCTACTTCGAACGCATATCGGTTTTACCCATTGCTTTTCTTCTGAATTCATTGTTTATGTATCTGTTAAGGTTTGTAATTGCGGAGTCCACTTCAAAGCGGAGGCGGTCTATATCCTCCCCTTTGAATTCGTCTTGTGCCCAATTCCAATACTTGAGCACGTCTTCTTTAATCTCGTCCATCTTTGTAAGTTTCTATGCAGGTTTTTAAGCTGTTCGTAATGCAGTCCATCCAAATCAATAGTTCTGGATTCAATCCCTCGACATCCTTCATTCTCTCCAAGACTTTGACGGTGATCCGCCATTCTTCTTTAATATTCATCGGTTCAGTCTTCATTAATGTCAAAAAAGAGGGTAAAATATCCGTACTTCTTCTCGATCATCAAGAGGTGTTCGAACTCGTCCTTCGGTAATTTGCTGAGAAAATACTTGTCGTATCCCTCCGCACCCTTTGTCCAGCAATACGACTTCCATCCCGCTTCGATATACTTCTCTCGATTCTTATAGAAATCGTCTTCGTCAACGGGTGTCCAAATGGATGTGCGATAAGCGGATGCGCTTCGGGTATGCGTCTTACCCGTGACCCAATTCTCTTCTTGTCTATGGCTCATAAATCGATGTTTTCTTGTACGATATCCATCGCCATTTGAAGCGCGGTACGTGTGAGACGATGGCTTGTGGGTTGCTCCTGTCGGAGGTCATGCAAGGTGAGCCACGCTTGCTTGAGTTCTGTTTGTTTGTTGTCGTTCATGGAGCAATACTACGAAAGAACTTTCGTTCTACAAAACTTTATTTCGCTTTTGTGCAAAAAAAAAGAGGGAAGCCCCGTTGAGCCTCCCTCCCTACAAACGTAACAAATGGGTGTCTATACCCTAACAAAACAGAATCCGAAGATACTACTTTTTCGCAGAACCGAAATAATAATTCACCACTTGCCCAACGAGGGTACCTTCAGCGAACCCGAGTATATGGAAGAAAATCTCCTTGTCCTCGACTCCCGTCTTCGCCCAAACGACCATGACGATTCCAATAATCATAGCAGCCGACCCTACAAAGACTTGCATCCAGTCTCGTTGACCGAGACTCTTTGTTATCTCAATTTCCCGATTCCTCGCGTTCGCTCTGTCCGCATTTGCGATCTCCTCCATCAGGAGCTTCGCTTTCATCTTTTCTTCGTTGCTGGTTTCGGTGTTGTCGATTAGAGCACCTATCGCTTTCAGCGCGTCCGCACCTGGGACAATCTCCCCGATGAGGTCGAATACCTTCGGTGCTTTTGTTTTGAACCATTGTCCGAGCTTTGTTTCTTTTAGTGGAGTTCCTCGCATTGGATGTCGTATGATTGTCCGAAGGGTTTGATTGAAAACTTCCAGCCGCCCAACCGAGGTACCGAGAAGCCCTTCTCAACTTCCCACCCGATAGAACGGTCTTTCTTTTTGTATGATCCCGTCTGTACTACGTGGACGGTCTCTTGTCCGTGGTTGAAGTTGGAGGTGAGTACGTCTCGCATAACGGGGACGTACCACTTCTGGTGAGTGTGACCGCGTGCAATGATAACCGCTTGCGGATAATCCTTCATATCAATATCCACATTCAAAACACCCTTCGAGCGTTTCGCGTTGCCTCCGTACCCGTGGTGATAGTGAAGGGGAAAGCTCCTGCGCCCTCCCTTGCCGTTACGGCTGCATTTGATAACGACCCACCCCGCGTAATATCCCGCGATGATATTCCCTCCGTTTGCGTTTAGGATTCCCACCGTTCGTTGAATGGGATCGACCCCGTGTCGTTTGGTGATGTTGGTCTCGTGGTTCCCCTGTCCGATGAGTTTGATAATATCCTTATACGGCTCGAGCTTATCTGAACAATCCTTTATGACCTCATCGATATAAGCCATCGCTTTGAGTTCGGGTCGCAATGAGTCGTAAGAACCGCGAGGATCGAACTTCATATTCATCAAATCATACAAATCGCCCAGAATCAAAACAACCGCGTTCTCTTCTTTGGCTCGGTCGAGGTGTTTGAAAAAGAGTTTGCGGTCGCACTTAATAGAATCGAAGTGAATGTCTGAGAGCAGATAAACACTCTTCACGTCTTCGGTGTTCTCAAAGTCGAACGGGAGGACGTGGATATCGCGGTCTTTGGTAATTAAATCATACATATGTCCAGATTCGATTTTCGGGTTTCATTTCGTCTATGTCGCAGTGTATGAAATTCTTTCCAATGCCTAACCGCGTGAAGCCAACTTCCATCAACGCGTCGATGATGATAAACCGCTCTTGTGAATTGGTGACCTCGATATCGGCTGCGAGTCCGAGGAGGTGCGAAGAATTACGGGAAGCGGGTAACCCCCTCTCAATGAGTGAGCGGTTGTAATCAACCGTACGAAATCCCGAAGAAATACGAAAGGGAATGGAAGCGCAATCCCGAGCTTCATCAAGCAAGCGAAGAAAGCTGGGATCCATCATACGCCCCGAGCCTGGAGCGTCTGGAGAATCGAATTCTGTAAGAAGGAAATGTCTCATCGTTCCGCGAGCATGAGTTCAATCTTATGCACCGCCTTCACGACTTCCTTCATCATGTCTTTGAGTTCGTCTTTATCGGACTCAACGCGGATGATGCGCCCCTTCAATTTCTCTATTTCACGGTTTAGGTTTACCCACACTCCCACGATCGCGACCGCGCTTGGGAGTAACATTAGTATTATTTCGGTCGAGGTCATCGAGGAACTTTTTCAATAAGGTGATATTTTCTTTTCGGCTCTTTCTCATCCGAAGAATTGTTTGAGGTCAACGATATTCGGAACGCCTCCGCTGCTTATGCTCATTCCGCTCTGGAAATAGTCCGCTGGTTGCGGGAGCATATCCGCACCCGTGTTTGAACTGTACTCAGGAAAGAGGGACGAGTTGTTGCAGAGATATTGATACATCCGGTAGGTGTAGAATTGGGCGTTCTGACGCGCTCTCTCCACTTCGCGGTGTAAGTCATCCGGAGATATGGTTTGAGTGCCTTCAGATACCCTTAAAACGAGCGAGCCGTTGTCCATCTTCACATAAAGAGAGGGGATAAGCTCAACCATCGTCCACCAAAGGGTGGCTTTTCTAACGTAGTCATTCATCAAAGTGGCGTAATCTCCTGACAACCCACCGCCCGAGATATCGGATTTCAGCTTGTCGAGGAGGTCGGTACCCAAATAAAGTTGAATGTACTTGTCTTGGGAGAGGATAATCGAAGGAACGAGGTAAGCGTCTTCGATGCTTCCGTTGATGTTGGTGATCCGCTTGATATAGTCCGGATTCACGAAAAGGACTTCTGCTTGTAGTGACATTATCGGGGGTTTATGAAGCCTTCATTCGGCATATCGACGGGACGTTGTGCAACTCGCTTATCGTTCTCGGGTAATCGCTTCGCATCGACTCCCGCTTCTCGGATGAGTTTCTTTGCTTGATTGACTGAGATCTTCTTGTTGTTCTTTCGCAAGTATGTTTGACGGCTCCAAAAGTGATGGCATCTCGCCCCGCCTTTGAACAAAAAGAGGTCGTAAGTATTCGCGCCATTTGCACCGAGTCCGGGATTCACTGCTCTCAAGCTCGCGGATTCAATGTCTTCCTTGCGGTATACTTTGCCCGCGTTGACCATCTGTTTGCAGAAGGAACGGGAACTCTCTTGCGTAGACTTGGGAGCGTAGGTGTAACGAACTTTGATGATCTCGGTATCTTGTTCGCTCTTGCCGTTGGGATTCGATGAAGGAACCCTAGCAAATGCCCACATCGCGTCACGTGCTTTCTCAAGGTCGTAATCGACGGGAGATTCATCTATCAACTCCCATTCATCCCCCATCTCTTCGCCTTTGTCGGTGAGGTAGTCGACGCATCCATCAAGGTTCACTTCTTGTGGCTCTTCCTTTGAGAGTTGTAAGTCGGTCGCGAACATATTCTCAGCCTGTTCCAACCCGAACCCAAGCATCGAAACGAGGATTTGAATAGCTTGATTGCGGGTGAGTTCTCCGGTTGTGACTTTCGAGATAACGTCAACCGCTGAACTGATTTGAACACCTGTATATGATTGTTCGACGTTGGCTTCTTCGACGGCTGCTCCAAGTGGCTCAACCTTCGCGTCGATTGCTGCGGCTCGCATGAGCGTATAAACCGACTCAATGACTACCTCGCGATAGCCTGAGATGACATTCTCTTCAAAGAGTTCTGCGCTGGTCTCAAGCTCTCCACCGCCTCCAAGCTTTCCCGGTACCGCAACCCCGAACATCTGAGGAGAGGTCACACGGTGTCCGACCATAATCTTTGAAGTAACTTCTTCCGAGAGGAATTGATATTGATTGTGAGCGTCCGATAATTGGAACGGCTCGAAGTCGGGCTTTCTATCGGGATCGTCCGAATAAGTCACAATGAACTTGCCCGCATTACTCGCCCCGCTGAGTTGCCTTTCGATATCCATTCGGATTCGGTTTCTCTCCTCTTGCGGTGGGATGCCGTTCTTGAAGTGGATGGAGAACGAGGGACTCATGCCGTTTAACATATTGTTAATGTGATACTTACCTATCTCCTTATCGAGTTCGATGTAATTAATCGAGCCAACATAATCGGGTTTCGGATAGTAGAACGACCCTGGAGAGAACGGCTTCACATAAAGAATCTGTGTCGGGTGTTCGATATTCCTCTCAGGGTCAAAGGTGCATATCTCCGAAGGCTCTTCGCGCTTATCGTTCCAGTCCTTTGAATAATAGTAATACTCAACCTTCTCATCTTCATTGACGAAGCCCGAGCGGATATTCTCAAACGGGAGGTGTGAGACGTTCGCGATAGTCGTTCGGTCGATGCTCCAATTCACCTCGAGAGCGAACCCGCCTTGAATCTTGAAATCCAGACAAGCCTTTCGGAGTTCGTCGTTCAAATTCCATTGGTCAAAGGCAAGCCTTCCATCGAGGGTCGTAGCGTCGAAGCCTTCACCGAATATCATCATCGCGATAGTTGTCGACAATGCGTTGTGAGTAGCGGACGAATGATAGAGGTCGACGAGGTATTGCGGGAAGAGGTTGTCATCTCCGTAATTCAC